ATTCACGATTAAGAGGTATTCATTTAGCATCGCTCCCCCCTCGCCGGAATCGGTCGAAGAACCCTGTAGGGTTTTGACTCGCTGACATCAGAAGCCGGACGGCTATTGCAGAAGCCACCAGCGCACCGACTGGTTCATGTGCCTCAATGCCGACCGGAGTCGCCCACGTGATAATCGCTGCTGCAAACGGCGCAGCAAGGATCCCCACCAATAACGAAGCCACGAATAAAGCCATCTTTTTCAACCACGAAAACTCACTGGCCGACATAACAAAAATCACAGCCCCGGCAAACGCACCGATCAACACCCCGGAATCTACACCGGATAGCAGACCTACAACGGTCACACCGGTTAATGCTGTTGTCGCTGCCCCAGTAGTACCTACAGGCTCAGCCATCTTTTTGCTCCTTTGTTCGCTCAGCGAACGCCGGGCGTAAGACATAAAAAAGGCCGCGCATCAGCGCAGCCTCGAATGAGTGCCAGTTAACGTCTGGCAGCGTATAATCAATCTGATATTTTTAAAGCAACTCATCAAATATGGAAATTTTATGAAGTCTAACTTATTCCTCGCTCTCCTGATCCTTGCTCCAGTAAGCTTTTCTCATTCTGCACAATTGACGCAAGCTGATTGCAACTATGCTATAGAACGTCTGAAATTCTTTAATGCAGAAGGTAACGCGCATCCAGGTAAACGTAAAACTTTCGAAGAGAAAGCAACATATGCTTATGCTGAAGCATGTGAAAACGCTGACTTGGTATTCATCGCGGGGTATTTGCGAGATGCTCCCGAAGCATCACCTGAAATAACAAAATATTGTCAACAAAATGCTCGCACGCAGGGTGAGGCAGAGCGCTGCCTATCGACAGGAAAGTTGGACGACTAACGGGGTACTATCAGGGGATTTGAGTCGCTCAACCATAATGCAAAAACCCGCTCAATGGCGGGTTTATACAAATTTGGCAACATATCAGAATTAGGCTTAAATGTAGCTGAAAGTGTCGGGTTTTGCAATATCAATCCTCTACATCGACAATAACCACTTTTCCTTTCACCTCCACCAAAGCCCCTATATCTAACGCCGAGGTAATCGATTTTAACGTTCGCCAAGGACCAGCATACGTTTGATACCAAGTATCGCGGTTTATTGCCAATAGGTTTGCCAATGCCGTAGCTGCATATTCTCTGTATTCATCATTCTTGTTTTTCGCGGCAACGTCCTGTACTGCCAGCCAAACCAATGAAATTAGCCGTAATCTTACCCGTTTCTGAAGTTTAACGTCCTCCAGCTCCTTCTCGTAAGTTTCCCATACATGCTGGCAAATTAGGGTCTGAAGTTTGAAGTCCAGGTTGTGTCCATAACAATAACGTACCCATGCTTGTTCATGTTCAGAAAGCAAATTTACAACCCTGCGCCAAGGTGCCGCAGCAAATTCGTACTCGTTTATCGGCGGTAATGGCCTGCGCCTGCTGCGAGTTTCCAGTACATACAAAGCTGAATTTTCTGCTTTAACCTGCCGAAATCCTCCCCGACCATCATCCAGTGCAACGACGTGTACCGGTTTTCGTGGATTTCGTTCTTTATCTGCCGGCGGATGCTCAGCAAATGCCTCTAACTGCCCTTTAGTTCCGCCCGATGAATCTACCAGTGCAGCACGTAGATTGATGCGGACATATTCGAGTTGCTGCTCGTTCATCATAGCGGCACCACCAGCCCACGCCGGGCAATCTGAATTAAGGTAAGAACAATAGCGCGGTCCATTAACTGGCGGCGCTCGTCTCGTGTGAGCTTATTGCCATTATCGATGCCATCGTGGCAGCACACGCAAATCGCCGCAGTGGCGCAATCGTCAACTTTCAGCCCCATACCTTTGCCTTCATTGCGGTGAGCAACTTGAGTTCCCCAAGAACCGCACAAAACGCACTGCTCAATCTGACCGACGGCAGCAAGCCACTTTTTATTACGATAGATATTTCTCATGCTGCTTCCCCGATTAATTTCATCGCTGCCCGTCGGATCTGCGCCAGGAACATTTGCCCCATGCTTTCCAGTTCTTCACGATTGATGTAACTGACCGCAGGGCCAGACCACGTTTTATCAAACACAGCGATTGCTCCCGCGAAGAAGGCTCCTGTCGGCTTCTGCTTATCATCTGCCGGCACAAACCAATCAGGGAGATCGAAACCAATACGGCCACGAATAAACGCGACGTGATCAGCATTCTCCGGCCACCAGCTTTCGCTCGTTGCAACTTTGATGAGGAATACGTAACGACCGCCGTAGTCACGCATGGCGATAGTGTGCTGCATGATGTGAGTCATCCCAGTGATGTACTGTTTCTCATACTGCTGGGCGCGGCTATAAGGTGGATTGGCGTATGCTGCACCGCCGAGTTCGACCAAACGAGCCGACCAATCCTGGGCCAATGCGTTATCTTCGGCGGTGTAATACGCCGCGCATTTTGCATTGTGGTGGTCTGCAAACAGGTCAAGCGAGAACGGGCCGAATTTCGCATTTATCCCCCACCAGAGATCATCCGGCGTACGCCACTGATCGCCGACCTCTTTCAGCATGTGCGAATGACGGCTTCGAAGTTCAGCCAGAGCCTGACAATACGGGGGTAGACTCATGCTGCGTACTCCTGTAATTGAGCCGCAACATTTTCGACTTCTTCCTGAGATTTGAACGACCGGAACAGAATGAAGTTCCAGAGTACATTCAGCGCTGATTTGTAGAGTTGGTGAAATTCGATTTCGTCCATATTGGCAAACGAGATCGATTTTGCGCGGCGATTACGGCTACCGTCGGGATAGACATGTTCGGTGTAATACCCTGCCTGAATGGTCACCCATTCACGGTAGGCATCAAAAGATTTCAGGAGGGCTAAATCGCCAGTTCGGGTGTGTGCAGCGTCAGACAGATATTGCTCAGCAGCATCAGCAAGCGCCACGCTATGCTGTTGCCCAACCTGCCGGCACAAGTAATCAACGAACCCATTTACCAGTTTGCGTTCTTCGGGAAGAATTGCGCCGCCGGTCGGGTTCCAATACTCGAAGCCAAGCTGTAGAAGCTTGAAAAAGCGCTTGTGAAACTTGTAATTGCGGACGCGCTTAAAATCGGCGTGTATCCACTCGCCGAGCCTAATACGCTGTAAAAATTCGCTGGCCTCGGGCGTTGCCGGGGTCAGGATTGCAGGGCCAATCTTTTGTAGCTGGATCTGTGCCATCTGAATGCTCCGGTGGCACAGTAACTTCTCAGTAGGCTGTTCAGGCCTGTCTATAGATTATAGCGGATTACCGGCATCATCAACAGTTGGTAATCCTGCCATTTTTCGCGCTTCGCCCATTTGTTTTAAGCTGGTTACAAATTCATCAGGTCGCATGACAAAACCATAAATAACATCGCCGGACTCGTTCCTGTAAAGCACGATTGGTCTTGTGCTGTTACTCAAGCCACGAATTAAGTGGTCGGGTATGATCATCACTTTCTCCTGCATGTTCTAGGGAGTCCGTAACTTTACTTCGTGCGTTCCGATAGTTAAGCCGATACCCCTGATAATCTCAAACGGCGTCGGTCGGAGTTGAGATGGGAAGCATAGATACACTGTATATAATCACAGTAATATTCACCAGTGCTGATTGGGGTATTTTTGATCAAACCGATAAAATTCAATCAGTTGTTTGTTTTTTGCTCTGTTATTGAATGTTAGGGAGTATGCGCTGCTTGCGAGGGGAAATGTTCAGTGAAAGGAATGAATGGGTGCTTGAGAGTCCACACTCAACAACAAAAAGAGTGGCGGGGATCGCTCCCCGCCGTAGCTCTTACTTGGTTTCGTAAGCCATGTGAGCCACAATCTCCGTTCCGCCGCTTCGGAAGCTAACATCACAAAGATTGTTTTTATTGAGCAGCAGTACCCCTAACAGGGCAATACTGACAACGATAAGCGCCAAAAGCGCTAGTTTGTGTGGCTCCATAGCCTTCTTCTCCTTGACCTTTCGGCCGGTAAGAGGCTAGTCTTATGTTGCGAAGCATAGGATTGGCCTCAAGTTGATGTAAAAATCACTTGGGGCTTTTCTCTATCTGCCTTTTGCTAATGCTCGAGACAGATAGTCTCAAGCACCCGCCGGGGAGTATACCGAAGATCAGCGGGTTACTCACTTTTTTCATCGATTTGTACCTCTTCCAGAGCTGTACGGCAGGAATCCCATATCACCTGCGGGTCTGCACTAACCTCCACGAACCCTTCACATTGCTCGTAGATAACCAGGTAAACAGATTTCGGTACGATAACCGGTAATGATTTCTTCTTTCTTCTTAGCTTTCGCAGCCGGCCATTGGCTTGCGCGGCATCCCATGCAGCTTTCAGATCGATACGCAGGCGATCTGACGGGAATCTGTTTTCTGATTCAAGCCATTGATTGAAGGTCATCTATTCATCCCCCACGCACTTAAAACCAGCGGCGCGGACGCAATCCATCATCTCGTTTAGCGCCTCATAGTAACCAGTCACTTTGATTTTTTTCGCCAGGCCGTCAGGCAACTGCACCGGGGTAGATAGCCGCTGCTCTAGCGACTTCGCATACTCACTCATTCCCCGCGCCGTCCAGCCGCCGTCAATCGCTAACTGGTCAACACCCTCGGTGATTCTTTCAAGTACTGACAAACGTTCTAACATAAGCGCCAGCGGCCCCGTCATCTGTGTCGCCTCAAGGTCGGCAATGCGCTGTAGCAGGGCGGATACGTACTCTTGCGAGTAGAGATGCTTGAGGTCTGTTACTTTCCCTTCCTCCACCATCCAATCAGGCGGGCAATAACGAGTTAACTTACTATTCCAGTCAACCCATTTCCCATTTTCATTATGGCCATCTGCAATGCATGCATCTGCAATCTGATAGTCATGCGCCACCGGCTTGCTCAGTTCGCTCCGCTTATCCATGCTTCACCTCAGCATAATGATTGCGCTCTGTGCGTCGTGCCTTTTCTTCCGTTGTTACCGTCAGAGATTTGGCCGGTACGCCACGATAGCCACTGCCGAAATGTTTAACCACTACCGCCCCGTCATGAAATGCAATGACCTCACAACCGCGCTTTCCCCATTTGGTTTTGTGGATGCAGAATGCACCCACGGTTAGTTCGCTAAGCTTACTTTCCACACTTCGCCTCCTTTCCAGATTGTTTCCTCTCAATTTTTCCAATCAGGCTCTTCAACATCACCGTTGCGTATAGTCCTGGTGCCAAGACTTTCGGCGCATCGGCATAGCCTGCTCGTATGAACATCGATTTGATGTGCAACGGTGCGAGCCGGAGATTACCAATCTGGTTATTTTGTACATCATTATCCAAATGAATAACGCCGTAACCTGTGGGAAGCGGCCCGTTGACACACTCCCATACGTAAACGTCGAGGCGCATTCTTTTACCATCAGCATAAATATATTTCAGCCCCCTCCCTGTTCCGTGCCTACATTTCTGATTCCACCCCCTGCTTGCCATTACATCCTTGATAGAGTCAACGGATTTTTTCGTGCCGAACCGCTCATTAAACATCTGCGTCAAATTCTTCCACCCAGCAGCTCTATTAGCATAAAGGTAAGTTAATTGCTGATCGCTATAGCGATATTGTTTTGCAGCATACCGATCTAGCCCACGCTGTCGTAACACTTCCCTCATCGTGCCTGGTCTTTTATTTGTCCCAAATTCGTAGTTGAACAAATCGGTAATTTCGCGAAACGTTTTCCCTTTGCAATGCATTTTCAGGAATAGATTTTGCGCGTCCGTATATTTTTGGCTCATTCCTCGATCCCCAATACTTTCGGCACACGACCAGCATAACCGTCATATACAGCTTTCTGCGCATCCAGAGCGACGCGGTACGTCTGGATCATCGTTCCCGCCACTTCCGATACAGCCTTGGCGCGAGAGATTTCCTCCAACAACGCTTCGCCTTTCAGTGATGGATCGGTGAGGTTTTCCAGCATCATGAACTGGTGGTTTACCAGATCAGCGAGTTTGTTTTTCATGCTGACACCCTCCCGCCCACGCTGGCCAATGCCTGATCAAACATCTTGTGCAAGTGACAGAACCGCAGTTCTACGGGATTGAAGTGCCAGAGGGTTTTGTCTGGCTTAGTTTCCTTCCCCGTCGCTCTGTAGTTCACGTCCCCAAGCTCGAGAAAACGCTCTGTTGTGCTTTTTAGGTGATAGCGTGCGTGGTGTCCCTGCCCGGTTCTAACCATGTCAACGTTCGGCGATCGGAGCATCGATTTAAGCCGGATACAGATTTTCGATCGGGTCAGGCCGCAGCCCGGATATTTTTCCTGCGTCAGGGTGCTAATTTCCGCCGTGGTTAGATTTTTTCCCTGAATAATTTCTACAAACTGCCGCGTTGTAATTCTGCTCATTGTTCATGCCTCAGTTATTTCACGTTGTTGTTACCCATACCGGCGCGGATCCTTGCCAGCATTTCCTGGCCTTTTTGCTGATAGCGCCCGTCTTTGTCAGCAACTTGTGCTGCGCCCGGAGGCCGCTGATCCAGCTTCTTCGTTTTTTGTACCGGCGGAACGGAATATCCCATTTCTACCTGTTTCTCCCACTTGGTTAGCAGCCGACCCGCCAGTGCGGCCTGTTCGTTTTGTCCCAGTTTTCGCTCAACGCCAGCACGACGGATCTCTAGACAAATTTGGAACAGCACCGGGTGCCGCCAGTTAAAACTTTCTGCGCCGTCGTAGCGCCACGATTCGTTGCGCCACCGGCGGTATTCGGTCATGACATCTTCAGTCGTCAGGCCGAACGGATTGGCGGTGCACTCGCCGACAATGGCCGTAAACTCCGCGAGATCAGGAGGCCAGTGATTTCCAGCACTACAGCGCTCCATGCACCGCTGTGCAGCGAATGCCAGTTGTTCATCCGAGAATTTCGAAATCGTTTGGCCCCAGATCGTGGATGGTGCCCCGCCGTTCTTGGCCACCCAGCGGTTGGCGTAAATCCCCGTCATCGTCTCCCAGAGGATCCAAGCCCTGGCTGATCCGCCACTCGTTGTGTCTGGCCCGTACCTGCTCGAGGGCACTGGCTGTATTTTGTTTTGCATGTGTACCTCCTGATTTTTTGGATTTTGCATATTTCCGATAACACTGAACACTGCGAGTAAATTTCTGTTCCCACTGCGCTTGATTAAATTCCTGCCCACTGGATTTCCAGAACAAAACAAAATCAGCGAGTTCCTCCTGGGTATATTCCTGCTGTAAGTTTTCCGATGGTTGCCAGTCATCGAATATTCGGTATGGCTGATCAACAGGTAAAAAATCACCCTCACGCGCCTGCGCGTTGTGTGGGGTTTTATTATTCTGCTCCTGTTCCTGATCCTGTTCCTGATTAAGGAACGGTTTAATAACCCTTTCCGAACCCTTTAATTTTGCAGGGTCGATGTGAGATATGGCCTTAGCCAAAATCCGCGCCAACACTGGCTTTAGGCTGGTATTATCTGGAACCTGAGTGAACAATCGCAGCGCCGAAATTCCTTGGTTGGGATTGTCTATCGAATTCCATTCCATAAAGTTAGTAATAAGTACCCATTTCGATGTTGAATCACGGGTTGCGAAACCGTTACTTGAAAGCTCATCAAACCCTTCCGAAACCCTTCCGAAAGGCCAACCTAAGTCTTCCGAAACATAGCCATCAGGCAGACGGAAACACCCGATCATATTGGTGTGCTGTCCAGTCAGCAGATATAAAGCCAGCAGTCGCGCATCATCAGATATCTGACGCATACCATCGCTAATCCAAAATGATGTATGCACTTTGCCGTAATCACGCATAACTACTCCGGTAAACTTCTAGCGAATCAGCGCAACAAAGCAGCTCAATAGCTGATTTAATCGCAATGAACGCTGTTATCGCGTCGTTGATTTCTTTCAGTGCCGTCGCTGGTGCCGCCCCGAGATTTATGGCATTGACCGCCTCGATCCCTTCTCTCGCAGCCACAGCAGCCAAAAAAACCGGATCCGTAGGCGATTCAATACGAGCACGACGCTCAGCAGGCAAAACAGCCAGCGCCGCGGCTTTTAGCCTTGCTGCCTGAGGTGCATACCTGGGCCCGTCGTAACCACGAAATATCCGCTTTACACGCTGAGTGGCGTTAATCAGCCCCTTCGCGGTATCTGTTGCCGGTAGAATTTCACCACCGCCGCCAGCGTGATACTGATCGGCTATGGCCAACCCGACAGCTTTCCAGCCATCCTCAAGCGCCCAAGCCTCTAGTTCAGCAGCTACGGCCTCAATCGGAGGACTGATTTTCATGATTCACTTTGCCTCTGCGCTTTGCTTTATGCTGGTCGTAAGCGATGGGGTCATACTTCAAAACACCGCCGGATGCGATCTGTAGGCGCATGGCTTTCCCTTCCGGGACTAGAACCCCCCACACTGATACAGACGAGGGTTTCACCCCTGCCGCCATAGCTAATTTCGTTTTATTACCAAAAAAATTTACTGCGTCACTTTTGAGCACTTCATTCTCTCCCTTAGGTTTTCTTAAGAAGATTAGATCGTAGAGAAACCTAAGTAAAGAAAATTTAGAATTGTCTAATATGGAAACTGAAACTTTTGGCTCCCGTCTGCTACGTAGACGCAAAGAATTAAAACTCTCTCAAGCTGCCCTCGGGAAATTGGTTCAGGTGGCTCATGTAACCATTTCCCAATGGGAGAGAGATGAGACACAACCAGCTGGTAAGCGACTCTTTAGTCTCAGTAAGGCGCTGCAATGCGAACCAACTTGGTTGATGTTTGGCGACAGCGATAAAGCACCTTCTGAACCCATTACCCCTCAAAGAGAAGAGCTATCCCCTCAACATCAAGAGCTGATCGAGCTTTTTGATTCGCTGCCATCATCTGAGCAAGAAGCGCAACTGAACGAATTAAGGGCCCGAGTCGAAAACTTCAGCCGCCTATTTGAAGAGCTTTTGCAGGCCCGTAAGCGTACGCAAAAGAAATAAACCAGCGTTTCCTCTCGTCTTCCCGCTTCTCGCGGGAATTCTCCCCCTCTAAAGGCAAAAAATTAAACACCTTTAAATACAAAAGGTTATGTTTTCATGAGCATAAATTTAGGTTTTTCTACATTTTTACTATTGATCTAAACCTTAGGTTAATCTAAATTTATCCCATCGAAACCACACAGTGATTTCTCAGTTAACAAGTTCCGCGACCCGGCGATAAGGGAAAAACAAAGGTGAGAACAATGGAAAAAACAATCATAGCGTTTGGAACAACACAAGATGCTGTCAGGGCTGGCCTGGTAATACAGAAGGCAGTACCGAGTACCCGGTTAACTCAAACCCGCGCAGTCGTTGTCATTGGTTGGTGTGCGAACCTCATCGTGGCGGGTCAGGCTTTGGTTGAAGCTAAAATTCCATTTACCCTAGTGTCTGAATAAGAGAGGCCCCCAGTGATCAACCAACATTATGGTACTCAGGAAGTTATCCGCCAATGCGTCGCACCAGGCATGTTAGTAAAGCATCAGGGGAAAACATGGCGTGCATCAGTAAATAAAGGCGGGAAGTTATATTTATTCAATTTATATGAAGCTATTCGCATTACTGACCTGATGGTGGAAATTTTCTTGGACAAACGTGGTCAACCATTAATTCACTGATTGTATGGGTAAGTATGGACACACAAACCTTACTATTAATATCATTTTTAACTTTCGTTGTTGTTTCAGTAGTCGCTATGGGATTAGTTATCCCCTTTATGATTAAAATTGATGTTTGCGGATGTAATACCGACCGCGATTTATAGTTGTAATTAGATACCTTTTTTAAATACCGATAACCCGGTAGGGATTATCACAATCTAAATTCATTCTGGAGCTAATCATGGAATCATTAAATTTTGCAGTTGAGTTTAAATCTGATGTTGTTATCAAAATGGCAGATCGTGAAGTCCGCCAAATCAGCATTGCGGGTAATACCATTGGGTATATCGCAATTAACGACGAAACAGTTACCCCATTTACTGCTGCTGGTGAATGCCCCGAGGTTGACTGTGTTACCTGTGCAGCGAAAGCACTCTTCTCAGCACATACCGGAGTCCCAGCCGAATGTGTTGAACTTGCTAAAGCAGGAAATAAACGCGACTCCCTTTTTGAAGGGGCGATCATTGCTGCACTCATGAAGTCAGCAATGAACAGCTCACGCTCAGTAAATTAATTTCTGCGCCCCGTTAATGCGGGGCATTTATCAGCATGGGTACTCAAGAGTATTCAATCTAATAAATGAGGGTTTGAAATTGAATATTACACTCAACTTTAAAAAGATGTCATTAACTAACGGGAGTGAAATCACATTAAGCATTGCACCAAGCGCAATGCAAAAAATGATTATCGAGTTATTAGCTAATGGCTATCTCACCACTGAGGATTTGGTTACTTACATTATTGGGCAATTGCAGGTTTGCGACCAAGTAAGCCTTAGCCACGTTTTGCCAGAAGCAATAATCAACCGATTAATCACCACTTATGAATCAGTAAAAAATGGAGAAGACAATGTCTGACAAACAATTATATGTATCCTGCTGGTATCCCAGCGAACAAATGGTTGAAGAAAATGGCGCTCGCCGTGTCGCTTACTCATTTTATGCAGCAAATGAGAAGCAGGCTCGAGCAAAAGCCACCCTGTATTTCATGGAGCAATTTCCAGACACCGACGATACCGAATTCGAACTGAAAATTTACGTTTGTGCCGACGGCATTCCCTGCTCTGAATTTGAAGCTTGGGACGAGAATTTCCTCTACGAATTTGAATGGAATGACGAAGTGGGCCATCCCATACCAACAACCCAGGTCAAACCGGTTGAGTTCGGTAAATTATCCGCGTCTCTTCGCGTAGCTGTGCTAGTTAAGTACCGCACCACCGAAATCACCAGTGAACAGTTAGCCGGTGCACTTGAAGAGGATGGCGCGAGTACTTTTGATAGCCACATCGCCGATGCCATCATAAAAACGCCAGCCGTTGCCGCCATGTACCCCGAGCGCATTATTGAGGCTATCGATTATATCCGTGAGAAGTGCCCTCCTACTAAAAAATGGCCTGAGATCAAAGCGGTGTTGGCTGGCTGGTTAAACCAACGCAACGAAGAGCGCAAGGATTCCTCTGCACCGGTATCACTGGTCGACACTGCGCGTCAGAACGCTGCTGAAGAAAAGCTGCGTGTATCATCTGGTGCAACTGCCGGCGGCGGCAACCTGACAGATCGCGGCGAAGGTTATAAGCACGATTTCGACTCTCTCGCACTTGATATTGCTCTGGGCCGTGTAGCCCGATCGATGGATTTCGATATCTACAATTTGCGCAGTGCGCACATTAACCGCGCCCGTGAAATAATCAAACTGAAAGAGCGCCCATTCCCTGCACTGTTCAGCGCATACCGCAACTCGCCGGGCATCCTGGACTATTCCCGCGCCATGATTATCTACTCCGTTAAAACCGCGCCGGACAACATTGAAGTCACGCCGGGTAAATTGGCTGATTACATTAATAAAACACTGACTGAAACCGATCACGTTAACCCAGACCCGCACATTGTTGCTGTTGCCTGTGGGATCACTGGTGAGACTTATAGCAATGAAGAAAGCGAACAGAACTCGGCGAGCGTTGCTGGCCCACTGGCAGATGAGCAGACAGCGATCGGCACAGTGGGAGCACAACAACCAGATGCGAACATTGCGTCGGAAAATCTGGAAGATGGAACACCGGTAGAGCGCACTGGCCCGTTTTACTACCGCACCGCCGACGGGCAAGTTGGTCGCGCAAATAAGCTGGCAAAACTGGAAGCCGTGATCGCTCAGGGCTGCGAAGAGATCACCAAAGAAGAATACCAGGCGTTGAAAGATAACCCGCCGGTACCGCAGAAAAATACCGGTGAACAAGGCGTGGTGAAAAGCCATGGTGATGGACTCTATTCGGTCGAAGGCTTGGTGGAGGAGCAACCCGAGCCAGAAGCCGCAACCCCCTCAAATAAGGTCGTAAAAACAGAAGTAGTAGCGGCACAACCGGAAGCACCTGCTTTCCAGTCTATCGCTTCCGCTCTGGAAAAAGACCTCGCTGAGAAAGACGGGGAGAGCCGAGATAACCTCAAAATCTGGCGCAGTGTTATGCGTACCGATCCGCGCTACACAAAAGACCTTGCTGGTGCTGGCTTTGATGGAACGAGCATCAATGCTGAGTACATGATTATGCGTGCTACTGAAATCTTCGGGCCCGTCGGCACCGGTTGGGGTTTCGAAGTCATAGAGGACCGCATGATCCCCGGCGCACCAATGAGCGAAGCCTTCTACGAAGATAAAAAATTCATTGGCAACCGCATATTGCGAGATGGTGACGGCACCCTGATCACTGAGCAAAACCACAGCATCAAAATTAAATTTTGGTACGCCATTGAGGGGGATGTACGCGGCGAAGTTGAAGCATATGGCGCAACAAAATACCTATATAAAACCAAGCACGGAATTACTTGTGATGGTGAGGCGCAGAAGAAATCACTCACCGATGCCATCAAGAAAGCACTGTCACTTCTCGGTTTCTCCGCTGATGTGTGGCTGGGGCTGTATGACCAGGCCGAATACAAACAAGAAAACGCCATCGAGTTCGATATCCGTAATGCCAGCGATAAAGCCGAGGACGTCACGCGCATCCGTATGGAGTTGGACGATAAATTCAAAGCCAACACCAAAAGCATGCGATCAGCGGTTACTCCGAATGAAATCTCAGGTATAGCATCGTCACTTACCCGCGTGATGGGCATTCACCTCAAAGCTGCTCGCGAAAATGGTGATGCCGAATACGCCAAATACATTGAGGGCCGTTTGCGCCGCCTTGAAGAAGTTAAATCCGAATGCCTCACTAAATTACAGGAGCAAGCCGCATGAACGCTCGCACAATCGACCTAGCCTTAGAAATTAGCAAGCTGGAATCCCTCGCCGCGGATGGCGGGGATCTCACCCCAGAAATGATCGCCGATACCCTCGAAGGTATTGAAGGAATGATGGAGGATAAATTCGATGCCACCATGAGCGTTATCCGTGATTTCGAGGCAAAGGCCGATGCCTGTAAGAAAGAAGCAGCTCGCATGGCTGAACGCAAAAAGCATTGGGATCGCCAGGCCTTCGCGCTCAAAAAGTACCTGCTGGAATGCCTCCAGCTTTCGGATCGCACAACGTTCAAAACCACCCTGAATACATTTACTGCCAGAAAAGGCAGCGCCAGCCTTGTTATTGATGATGTCGACTTGTTGCCAGATGGATTCGTCGAGTCGCGGACAGAAGTAATTAACGACGTTCAGAACGACAAAATAAAAAAGATCCTGAGCGAAGCCTTAAAAGCTGTGGAAGAAATGAAGAAAAAAGGCGAAGTGCCGCCACCCGAGCTTTTAAACCCAGTACCAGGCGCACACCTCGAAATAGGCGCTACATCCTTACAGGTGCGTTAAGCCAGATGCGGCCAGCAATGGCCGCTTACTGAGACGGCAAATATGAATGACGACGGCGACAGCCTTTTGTTCCCACGAAGAACAAAGCCTGATGATTTCAAAGACTATACATCGCGGATCATCTGGCAAATGAGAAACGGGTACCGGCGGCACTTCGGAATTATTGAATTGCCTCCAGAATTAAAAAAATCGACAGCTATCAAATTAAAGGTAAGAACAAAATGAACAATCAGAACTGGAAGGCAATTAGTGAATTACCCGAAATAAAACGTGGTAACGAGTCCGATTTTTGGGTGGCCGTTCTCATGGAGCGCCATGATTACACAAAAGGACCAGATCATTATCAACAGCCTATCGAATGCGTTATCAAGTTGAGCTATTTGAACGCAGAGTTAACCGACGCGGAATTAGATTACTGGGAGGAAAATGGCGGTGTACCCGACGAGTCCCCTTCTGATTTAGATGATTGGCAAAATGAAGATGGTGAGCATTCGAACTACACCGGATGGATTAGCCATGAAGATGAAGGACGTTATTACATTATCAAGCCTGGAGAAAATGGCTACGTTACTTCAGGTGCTTTCGGTGGTCGCTTCCGCATGCTGGCTTGGCTTGAAATCATCAGGCCTGATTTCCCCATTCAATTTAACGCTGACGATCTGGACTCATCTCATGAATAACAAATTAATGGATAAATTCTATATAAGCGGTGTGGTTGATTTTGGAGACCATTGCGAGCGTGTCATCGATGAGGAAGCCAAATTTTGGACAGTCTATGAGCGGCTGGCCAACGGTACCAGCCAGGCGATCTGCGATTGTGACAGCAGGGAAAACGCAGAACATGCAGCAGAGCGGATGAACGAACTGACCGCGCAGGTAACCAGCCTAACTAATGCCATCACCTTTGCCGTGGATCCGATGTTGTGGTGCCAGCGGGAGATCGACATTTTCCAGTACCGCGGCAAGGTTTGGTATGCCGACGTGTTGAATCAAGCGATCAGCAAGGAGAACGCAGATGAGCAATAAACCGGTATACCGCTCTGAATTGTCTGTCTACGACGGCGTGCAGCTCCTGCGCATATGGGATCTGTATGACGATGCCAACCCAACCATGACCGTGACCAACGGCGCAGAGCGAGTATTGACCGAACTCCAGGCCACTTTAGGCACGCTGCCGGCGCTCATTATCTACAAAGACAGCGGTGGTGAATGGGACCGCCTTATCTGGGATGGTCGGTTCGCTGCGTTCCGCTCTGTGATGCCAGGAGCACCGCGTACCACTGACGATGACACAGCTATGGGACGGGCTGTAACTGCATTTAAGCAGGAGGCGGCATGAATACCCTGGCCCCACCAGCCATCTGCGAATTATCCATCCTGGACATGTGTTGCGGTTCCCGCATGTTCTGGTTCGATAAGCAGGATCAGCGGGTTGTATTCATCGATAAGCGTAGCGAAAAACACACATTGTGTGACGGTCGCCCACTGGTTATTACCCCGGACCTGATCGCCGATTTCACCGCGCTACCGTTCGCCGATTGCACCTTCTCTGTTGTCGTATTCGATCCGCCCCACCTGGAGCGCGTAGGGCCTAAAGGCTGGCAGGGGAAGAAATACGGGAAGCTCGACCGTAGCACTTGGCGTAATGACCTTCGTGCTGGGTTCAGTGAGGCATTCCGCGTGTTGCGGCCACACGGCGTGCTGATCTTCAAATGGAACGAAACACAGATACCGGTTAGCCAGATCATCGCCCTAACCGATGAGAAACCGGCTATCTGGCAGCGCACCGGCAAGAACGATAAAACGCACTGGATCGTCTTCGTTAAAGGTAATGGAAAGGCTAAGCCAACCACCAGCACCACAGCCGGGGGTTGGACCCCATGCGATGAAAAGATGCCGGAAGAAGGCGACGTTGTACTGGTGTGCCAAGAAGGCGGGATTATCTACTGCGCCGAAATGGAAGGGGGTGTGCTTTATCCAGACGAGTTTCCCAGAGTGCCGACACAAGGCCGAGAGATCACCCACTGGATGCCACTACCCACGGCACCTAAGGTCAGCGGATCATGAGCGAAGTAGTAGAAACCCTATACGGTGAAGTCTTAGACGGGGCGTTTTTCGCCCCTGCATCTTCCGACCTGGTTGATTCCCTTATCGGCCAGTACAAGCAACTCCGGGCAGATATAGAAATGATGGCTGGGTTGATTAATTCGCACCATGCATCGGTTCATCACTTCTTGGAAGGGAACCAGGATCAGGGTCGCCGACATTATATTAGGAGTGTCGGCGAACTTTTTAAACTCGAAGGAGCCATCGCCAGCCTGAATGCCACCTTCTGGCAAAAAACCCTGAATATGACCGACGTGTACGAGTACATGCCGAATAATCGCCGTACTGAATGGAACGACCAGATCCGGGAAATGAAAACACCGGATTTCGAAGAAGAAACTGTGCGGCCAACAATAATGGAACTGTTGAACTCGCGGCAGAAATTTTTCTCTGAGCGTGTGGATGGCATTTTCCGCGCCCTTTCCGGCGACCACGTTACCAACAGGCCAGAAGGCTTTAGCAAGCGTATGATCCTCGCCCGGGTGTTCAACGAGTACGGATGGACCGAACACCATATGGGCGGTTTTATCCAGGATCTACAACATGTCATCGCAAAATTTATGGGCCGGGATGAACCACGCTGGTGTGTAACTAGCGCTGTATTGCAGGAAGCTCGTTGTCGTCACGGGGAATGGCTGACACTTGATGGCGGTGCATTACGCATCAGAGCCTATCTCAAAGGCACTGCACACCTTGAAGTCCACCCAGATATAGCCTGGCGACTAAACTGCATCCTGGCGCATCTGTACCCGCTGGCGATACCACCTCAATTCCGCCAGAAGCCCAAAAAGAAACTTAAAGATTTCACGTTGATGGACAAGCCGCTGCCGTTCGCCGTTCTAGAAGTGCTTTCGGGATTGAAGGCTGAGTATCACACCCCGATACGGCGCAACAAATGGGATGATCCTACGCCACCACTCACAACCAATCCGTTTAATCGCAGATTCGATTGGCGTGATGAAGACAAGGCAATCCGCGGACAAGCAGGCAAGGTGTTGGAAATGATTGGCGGTGTACTTATCAAAGCTGGCCCCCAAAAAAACATCAACATCTGGGAATTCGATTACGACCCTGCCCGAGTGCTGGGCGAGATAATCGCATCTGGTTGCATTCCAGACCATCAATCGCACCAGTTCTACCCAACCCCGGGATCACTGGCTGAATGGGCCGTATCTGAGGCCGAAATACAACCGGGTGAGAAATGCCTGGAGCCGAGTGCCGGCACAGGGAACATTGCCGTATTGATGCCGGCAGACCAAACCTATTGCGTAGAAATATCAGCCCTGCATTGCCGCGTGCTGGAGGCTAAAGGCCTGATCGCTGAACGGGCCGACTTCATCAAATGGGCCGAAACCACCGACAAACGCTTCGACAAAGTAGTGATGAACCCACCGTTCAGCGAAGGTCGCGCCAAAGCCCACGTAGAAGCAGCAGCAAGCCTGGTCAACGCGGGTGGCCGTTTAGTGGCGATCCTGCCCAGTGGGATGCAGAGGAAAGACATTTTGCCCGGGTGGTCCTGTTCCTGGTCGGGCCTTATTGATAACGAGTTCGACGGTACCAGCGTTTCAGTCGTTCTACTGAAAGCCGATCGCAAGTGAATTTCATGATTCAGTTTTACTCCGGCCAAAAACGTACAGTACAGGCCGGTCATGAGGTGAGTATGTCAAAACTTTCCCTGACTAAATGGGCGAATAAATACTACGACGATCCACCGTCGCCAGAAACACTGCGCCGCTGGGCAAGGAATGGGAATATTTATCCCGCGCCTGAACTGCATGGTCGTGAGTACAAAGTTGACCCGGATGCTTTTTATATCAAGCCCAAAAAATGCGGAATGAAGCTGGAACAGCATCAGCCTAATGGCCGTATTGGTAGGCAAAGTCCGCTGTTGGAGAGATTGATCAATGAGTCAGAGAAAAAGATACGATGCTAATTTACCCAAAAATCTGACTTATCGCAGAAGTAGTAAATCATTCGCATGGCGGAACCCTGCCACTAAAGTGGAAATCCCACTTGGACAAATTTCTCGCAGGGATGCGATTGCTCAAGCTATCGAGGCTAACAATTATATTGAACAGCAATTCACCCCAGTGGCGCTGATGGAAAAATTAATGGGTGGGCATGAATATACCCTCTCCGAATGGTTGGAACGTTACGAAGTGATATTGCAACGCCGGGATCTGGCAGCAAATACCTATAAGGTTAGGGCCGGTCACATAAAAACTATCGGTACAAAAATGGGGAATATGGTGCTTTCACAGGTCACAACGCGACACATCGCGCAGTTTTTAGAGCCGTGGATTGCTGAGGGGAAAAAAACTATGGCGGGAACATTACGATCAGTGCTTTCAGATATGTTCAGGGAGGCTATCGTGGAGGGGCGTGTTTCAGTCAATCCGGTAGAACCAACCAGAGCGCCAAAAATTGAGGTGTCACGCCAACGCCTGGCGCTGGAGCAGTTCCAAAGTATTCGCCTGGCGGCAGAGCAGCAGCCTGCATGGTTCAGTCTGGCAATCGATTTAGCCTTGGTCACCGGGCAGCGACGCGAGGATATTGCCTGTATGAAGTTCAGCGATATTTATGATGACCGGTTACATATAATCCAGGTGAAGACCGGTGCGATGATCGCCATACCATTATCACTGACCCTTAATAGTGCAGGCCTGAAATTGGGCACCGTGATCGACCGATGCCGCTTGGTCAGCCGCTGTGATTATTTGGTGAGTGCCGGCATTCGCAAAAATAGCCCTGATGGCTCAGTTCACCCGGATAGCCTAACCAAAGGATTCGTGAAAGCACGCAACAATGCAGGGATTGAGTTAAGCGATAATCCCCCAACATTTCACGAGATCCGGAGCCTGTCAGGGCGTCTTTATGAGAAAGCCTATAGCAAAGATTTTGCACAAAAACTACTCGGCCATAAGTCGGAAAAAATGACGGAAAAATACTTAGATGTGCGCGAAAAAGTGTTCACCTTGCTATAAAAACAAAAAAGACCGGATATGGAAATTCGGAGAAATTTCGGAGAATTTCGGAAGTGGCGAGGTAAATCATTGAATAATAAGGAAAACAAAAAAAGACCGAATACGATTCCTATATTCGGTCTAGGGAAATGGCTCTTGGGAGAGAGCCGTGCGCTAAAAGTTGGCATTTTGTGCAAAGCTTGTTCAGCCG